ACCATTTCAGATGTTGAAATAGAGTTTGAACTTGATCTGAACCATGACAAAGATGAGGCCGTAGGCGATCTAGGGAAGCGGAGAGAAAACAAAATGGCTCAAGTAAAAATCAAATTTACCGGCACGGATAAGCCCGAGGGCCTAGCTCGCATCGGTGATAACTTAACAAAACTAATACCAACAATATAACATCATGGCAGCTGATAGCGCACAAATTGCAGATATGAGGGGACTTCCGATTAAGGACTTAATCCTTTCGCCCATACTGGCGGCGAGTGACGGAGGCACAGCACTAGCGAAGTCAACTTTGAACTTCGTGAATCAGATAGGATTCGACACCGACAAGGATGGCAACACCACCACACGGTGTATCAGCGTTGACATTGAGCGCCCTGTCAAGGGGGACGATGACGAGATTAAGATGGTATCTCAAACCATCAAGACACCAGTTCTGTCGCTGGTTCAAATCCCCAATGTCGGTATCACGGACGTAAACGTGCACTTTGATATGCAGATTGCGGCTCACACCGACAACACTTCAGTTAAGGGTGACACGGAGGTGGACGGCTCAACCACGGAGGTTCATGCGTCAGCGGGGGGCAAACTCTTTGGGGTCAAGTTTGATGTGGGCGGTTCCCATAACAATACCCACACCGGGACAGTCACAAGTAGCAGCACTCACACCCGTACCACCGACTTTTCCAGCCGGTACACGATTGATTGCACGGCCAAGAATCTAGGTTCTGCCGAGGGAATGGGCAGACTGACCCAAATGTTGTCAGAGCAAATCAATGTGATTGATGCCTCTGCCCCAGCCCCGTCTGGCGGTAAGTAATAGCTGGCCGACCTATACAGAACAGGAGTGGGGCGGCGGTGGTAATCCTCGTCATTAAAGCGCCAATCGGGGGAGTGTGAATGAAACAAGGTTAACCTCAACACCGGAAAATCGGAAAAGTTGCGCTCCTTTTTTTATATGTCAAATTTTAATACCTCCCAACCCCACAAAACCCCCCTGCCACCTAATGAAAAATGGGTCAATAAAACTCAAAGAGCATTTACTTATCCTCCCAAAAAAACACCGCGCATCTACAAAGACCGCATCCATAAGCGTGACGGTGTATACTGGTTCGGAGATAAACCAGTCAAATATCTAATCGACAAAGCCCGACAACAGGGCCTCATTGTCGCTCCTCCCGATCATTCCGATCCATCTCCCCCCACAAAAAACCCAAAATAAACTGTTGACAAATCAGGAAATCAGCCTGCCAATCACTTTCCGATGGCAGGAGCAACAACTGGAAATCGTCTAACTTCCCCAAAGCCAGCCAGTAATGGCAAGCACCCCGGCGGTAGGCCCAAGATAGTCTTTGACCTTGATTTGGTTGAGCGCCTTGGTGGACTTAATGCTACCTTGGGAGAAATGGGGACTCTCCTTGGCTGTTCTCACGATGTTATCCAACGTCAGATGAAGATTGATGAAGGAGAGTTTCGCGTTGCCTATGAAAAAGGAAAGGCCAAGCTGCAAACTTCTCTCAAGCGTAAATTGGTTCAACAGGCCTTGGAGAACGATAACATTGCCAGCCTGATCTTTGCCTTGAAGAATGTTTGCGGATACACGGACAGGGCAGATGTGAGCGTTGAGCATTCGGGGCATCTTATTACTGATGAAAAGACTTTGATTTGTTCGTGGAAGGAAATGCTTGGAGCGCCCAAGCCAGAGAATAATTGATGGACAAGGAGAAACGAGCAGAAGCATTGTTCAAACTCATGTTGCCTTATCAGCAACGATGGGTGGCTGACACTTCGCGTTTCAAGGTCTGGCTTAAGTCTCGGCAGATTGGGGGTTCATTGGGGTCAGCCTTTGAAGCAGTTGCCAGTTGTCTTGATAAGCCCAACACAGATTGGGTGGTGCTGTCAGCGGGGCAGAGGCAGTCCGAGGAATGGATGCTGAAGGGGAACAGGGTTGCAAGGGTGGTGAGTGATGCCCTTGGTTCACCGGAGCCTGACTGTCGAACCAGCGAGGTGAGGTTCACCAATGGTTCAAGAATCCTTGCCCTCCCTGCCAATCCAGACACGGTGCGTGGTTATTCAGCCAACCTAGTGCTGGATGAGTTCGCCTTTCACGAAAGGCCTGATCGAATCTATGAGGCCATTTATCCTGCAATCTCCAACCCATTGAGGGGAGAGCTAAAGCTCAGAATCATTAGCACACCGGCAGGACGCAACTCCAAGTTCTTTGAGATATGGCACAAGTCGGATGAACTTAAGTTTGTCAGGCACAAGACAACCATCCATTCAGCAATCGAAGAAGGGTTGCCCATGAATGTTGAGGAATTAAAGAGGGGCTTGGATGACCCGGAGGCTTGGGAACAGGAATACGAGTGCGAGTTTGTCGATGCCACCAATGTGTTGCTTCCATACACTTTGATTGATGAGTGCGTTAGTGATGATGCGACGATGGAGTGCGATGAGGATATGGGGAGGGCTGTTAGATATGTGGGCATAGATATAGGCCGCAAACATGATCTGACAGTTGCGTGGACTCTGGAAAAGGTTGGGGATGTGATGTGGACTCGGGAGGTGTTGGTGCTCAGGAACACCCCCTACCATCTGCAAGAGGAACTGCTTTCGGAGAGGATAAACAAGGCATCATTTGCGGCGATTGATTCAACGGGAATCGGTAATGCAATGAGCGAATCCTTGGCCAAGCGTTATGAGTATAAACTTGAGCAATGTAATTTCACGCAGGGCTTCAAGGCTAAAATCTTCCCCGGTTTAAGGAGGGCGTTGCAGGAGCGTTCCGTTCGCATACCAAGGGATCGCGCCATAAGGGACGATTTACATTCGGTGAATGAAGTGACAACGCCGGGAGGGAATAAGCAGTACCGTGCGTTGAGGAGGGCTGATGGCCATGCAGATCGTTGCACGGCTCTAGCGTTGGCGACTTATGCCTCGGTGCTGAATCAAGGCACAGGTTCAATCAAGGAAACCGACAACATAATGCTTGGGAGAGTCAAACTGGCGGGACTCAGGCCAACGCTGGCATGATTGCAGAATTAAGTAACCGCTTGGGGAAACTGTTCAACGCCAAAAAGGCGAGGAACGGTTCATCCATAGGGACACGGGTAATAACCCCGAACACCCGCGACAGGATGGAGAGCAATGCGCTGGGGCCAAAACAATCCCCGGCCAATATCATTGCCATCCTTCGCGCATCCTTGAGCGGGGATATTCGGCAGCAATACCAAGTCTATGAATTGATGGAGGATTCATGGGCCAGACTGTCAAAGAATCTGCATGAACTGAAAAGCGCAGCGGCAGGGGCAACCTATACCGTCATGCCGTTCACAGAGCGGGGGGAAAGACCGACTGATTCAGCACAGGAGAAAGCCGACTTCATTCAGTTTGCGATTGATAACTGGATTGGCAGTCCAATCAACAGCACGAATGGGTTCCGCGATGCCATCTATGATTTATGCGATGCAGTAGGCAAGGGGTTCAGCGTTCAGGAAATCCTTTGGGAACCAACCGTTGATGGAATCCTTCCCAAGCAAACTTACTTTTGTCATCCCCGCTATTATTCGTTCCCATTCGATAAACCTGATCTGATGCTTTCCCCACAGGGAGATGGTGTTTACGAGGAGTTCCCTGATGACAAGTTCCTCATTGGAATCTACAAGAACAGGTCAGGCAACTCAATGGGCTATGGTTTGTTGAGGCAATTGGCTTATTGGTGGAGTGGTCAGAACTTCTGCCGTGATTGGTTGCTTAACTTTGCACAGGTGTTCGGTCAGCCATTGAGGTGGGCGACCTATGACCCCGGTGCAGCGGCCAACATTAAGAACGACATTGCTGATATGCTGGAGAACATGGGTTCAGCGGCATGGGGCGCGTTCCCGGCAGGGACACAGGTGGAGTTCAAGGAGGCAGGGAAAACAGGACAGGACAATCCTCAAAGCTATTTCATTCAGTTGGCAGACAAGCTTTGTGACATAACAATTTTAGGCCAGACGCTCACGACTGATGTGGGTGATTCAGGGAGCAGAGCATTAGGGGATGTGCATGAGGAAGTGAGGCGCACCCGGTTGCAGGATGTGTGTGAGTGGGTCGCCAATGTTCTGAATGAGCAACTTATTGGATTCATGTGCCATTTGAATTATGGGAATCACGATGAGATGCCCAAATTGGTTCCCGATTTGGCAGGGCCAGCCGACCCAACCTTGGAGGCTCAACGTGACCAGATTCTATTAGGCAACGGAATGGAGATGCCACGCGAATGGTTCTATGACCGGCATGATGTTCCAATCCCACAGGCAGGGGAGGAAATCATTACCGCACCAGAGCCACTCCCAATGCCGGGGCCGATGTTCGGGAAGGATGGAGTGGTGGAGGCTGCGGAGAGGGCAGAACCGGGGCCAAGGGACAAGCTCTTAAACCGAGTGATAGAGGATGTGACAGGAGTGAGTTCAGAATGGCTTGCCCCAGTTAAACCCGCATTTGTTCAGTTGGTGAATAAAGCGATGGACGAGAGCGTTTCAGATGAGGACTTTTTGAGGGCGATAACCAAGGCATCCAATACGATGCCAGAGTTGTTCGACGATTTGGACACAAAGACTTTGCAGGACGCAATGGAACGCAACATGGGTGCGGCAATGGTGAATGGAGCCGTGAAGCGTTTTGAATCTTCCCCTGATGCCAAGCTTGAGGAGGCACCAATATGATTGCGACCAAGGTAGAATTGCCCTCTGGCATAGATCGCCTGAAGTTCACCGATGAGGAACTGACAGGAGTTCTCAAGGTGGGGGCAAGGGGGGTCTCTCAATATCTCCGCAAGTTTTACCGGGAGAAGAATGGCAGGGAGAAAAACAAGCTGGGAGGACGAAGGACTAATTTCTGGAACAGGGTTGGCAACACCGTGAATAATGGTGACCCAAACAATGCCAACAAAGCTGAACCTATTGTGGAAAGCCCCGGTCGCGTTGTGGTTACAATAGGCAGCCCCATCCTCCCTCACAAGATCAAGGGTGGAACGATAAAGCCGGTGCGGTCAGGCGTACAATATCTCACCATTCCGCTTGTTGCAGAAGCCTACGAAAAAAGGGCAAGGCGTTTTCCTGACCTGTTTGTCATCAAGAGCAAGAAGGGCAATCTGCTTTTGGTGAAGCCAGACAAGTCGAGCGGGAGTGTTCCGCGCCAGAAGTTCAATGCCAAGAAGGAGGCAAAGAGGAAGCTGCCCAAGACAGAGCGGCCCAAGAGGGAAAACAAGGAATTGGGCTTGAAGGTGCCAGAGAGGGAGACACCTACAATGCAGGAGGAATCAGGATTTACACCGTACTATTTGCTGAAGAAGTCAGTTACGCAAAAGCCTTGGCCTAATAGCATCCCAACAGAGAAGCAGATTACAGACGTTTTTAATCTGGAGGTGAAGGAATACGCAAGGGTTCTTGATGAAAGGAGAGCAGCATAATGCCTTTACCGACTCCAAATGGTGAACCCAAAGAGGAATTTATTTCAAGCTGCATGGATAACGAAACGATGAAGGAGGAATTTCCAGACAAAGGCCAAAGGCTTGCGGTGTGCAATAGTCAGTACAAGGCCAAGGGCTACGAGGTGCAGGACATTGTTCACGCAATCAGCACCTTTCTGCCTGATGACGAGTTACCGGAGGAAATCCAATATCTCCCACCGGGAACCCATAGCATCACAGCGACAAAGAATGGCAAGCCGGCTGAATTGACCTTGGAGGTCGATGCCAAGACAGCCGAATTGTTGCAGCATTCCTATGCGAAGATTACCGCAGGGGATAAGGAGCAAATCTTCATCGACTTCAACCATGACGATGGAGAGGCAAGCGGTTGGATTACCGGCTTCTATTGGGCAGGGGCAGACCCCGAGGGCGGTGGAGTACGCGCCAAGGTGGAATGGACAACCGCAGGGAAGGACGCTTTGCAGGGAAGGAATTTTAGGAAGTTCTCGCCAACATTCACACTCAATTCAAAGGGTGAGATTGAAGGCACAACTTTGAATGCGGGAGGTCTAGTTAATCGGCCAGCGTTCAAGGACATAACACCGATAGTTGCCAGCGATGGTGAATATCAAAAAACTGACAGTAACATGGCAGAAATAATCGAAGAAAAGAAAAAAGAAGAAGTCATTGGGCAAGTGGACGATTCCAAGAAAAAGGAAGAAGTCTCTGCTCAGGAACAGCTGGCCGAAGTGAAGAAGGAAAACGAAACACTCAAGGCCAAGATCAAGGCATTGGAGGACGATAAGAAAGAGGAGCAAGAAGTTGCTGCTCAATCTGCCGTTGACAAAGCCACAGAGGACGGGCGCATACCGCCAAAGGATGAAAAGGTCAAAGCGAAGTGGGTATCCATTTTGAACAACGACCCTTCAGCCATTGTGGCGCTTAATGCGTTACCCGTGAATCCCGCCTTTCAGCGCGTGGTGCAAGCCAAGCGTCAGGAGGACGGAGCAATCGATACGAATGGTGAAGCGCAGATGCGTGCCGCCAAGGAGTACCAAGCAAAGAATGGTTCATCTTTTGAACAGGCTTGGGAGACCGCTCGTTACGAAAGACCGCAACTGTTTAACTAAAATCAGGAGATAAAAACATTATGGCAGGAGCATTAACAAGAGATACGGCGATATTCGCGATTGCGAGTTCCGCAGACCTTACCGGCAAGGAAGGTTACGCAGTAAAGATTGCTGCGCTTAAAGCGGAAATTGCAACAGCAGTAGACGACGTTTTTGGGGTGGTTCTCGATGGAGAAACAACCACAGGTAAAAACACGATTGCATCCATAGCGGGGGCAAGCGGGACGGTAAAGGTGAAACTGAGTAACACGGTTGCCCTTGGTGGAAAACTAATGGTACACACCGATGGAACTTGGAAGGCGCATACCGGCAGTAACACCGTATTCGGGGTGGCTATGGAAGCTGGAACTGCAACTGAATTGGTTGAGGCGGCTTTGTGCATGGACACACTCGTTGACGCATAAACGATTGAGTCACTAACGTCTAACAATTAAGGAATAACATTATGGGACTAAGATCAGAAGCATCAGTCAATCCGACCCTTACCAATTATGCGTCAGGAGTTCTGAACGACTTACAATCAGCGACAGCCGATTTCCTTGCACCTCAAGTACAGGTGCCTGCGACTATCGGGCAATATAAGGCATACGATGATAAGAATGCCTTTCAGATACACGACACCTCTCGCGGGGTAGGTGGGCCAGCAAGACGCATCTTTATGGATGTGAGTGAGCCGACCTATAACTGTCTGCCTCAAGCTTTGGAAATCACAATTGATGATTCCGAGCGGGATGCAGCCGGGACTCTGAATCCATTGGATTTGGAACAGGCGAAGGTCAAGACCCTTGTGCAGAGCAGTGTGCTTTCGCATGAGCGTCATGTCATTACCACAGTAAACGCTGCGGTAAGCGCCAACGGTGATACTGTTGGTGGTGGAGTGATGGGTACATGGAGCGCCGCAGGAACCGATCCTGTTGTGCAAATTGATTATCTCATTGAGGCAATCGCCAAGGCAACGGGGCAGCTACCAAACTCAATCCTTATGGGGATGACGGCTTGGAGGCGTTTCCGCAACAATGCCAAGGTTATTGAGAAGCAACCGGGTGCAGCGCTTATTGGGTTAAACCAAGGGCAAGCATCTGCAATGCTTATCAATCCATCAACGGACATTCGTTTGTCCACAATGGCATACGACACGACCAAGGAAGGTAAAACACGCAGCCAAGCATTCGTGAATGGCGACGATGTTTACATCTTTGTGCGTAGCGCAAGCCCGACCATCTACGATCCTTCAGCATTGAAAACCTTTGCTGGTGGCCGTGGTGGTGTAAGTGCGGTGCGTGAGTACCGTGACGAGAGCAGCAGATCAGACATTTATGCTGTTGATTGGAGCCGTGATGTAAAAGTCACCTCTGCAATCAGCATAGAGCGAATTACAACCTCGTAAGCTGACATCAACAACAAACGGGGGGGAGGGGTGCTCATTCCCCTTCCCTCCATCTTTAATCGAATTTTTTAGGAGAACAAGACAATGGCAAATCCACTTTGGTGCAATAATGTTACGCCGACAGGCGCGGGTACGGGCAGGGTCAGTCAGACCACGGAACAGCTAATTAGTTCCAACGGAAGCCGTACCTCAATTACTTTACAGAATCTTGGCACAGACGAAATTCATGTTCGCCTAGATGCCACCACTCCTACGGTTTCCAACGCTCATTACTTAATGTCTGCACCTTCCTCCAGCCTTGGGGGAGATGGTGGGTTTTTGAAAGTGGACGGATATGTGGGGGCAATGAAAGTGTACGCCGGGGGCAGTAGCTTCACGGTTCAAATAGTGGAATACCAGACAACATGAGCGCAACACTTGTAACCCCCAAAACAACGAGTGGTGGTGAGATAATCACTCACCTCATAAACGCCAGCGATGGCGAAGGTCTGCACTTCGACGGTGCGGCTGGCCAC